ACGCCGTCGCCGCCGTAGTACTGAGCGGAGTTGGTGAAGCCGTTGTTCAGGACAGCTGCTGCTTTGACCTGCTTGGTGTAGGACATAGCACGAGCCAGCGCCTTGGTATAACGAGCCGACAGGCTGTCATACAGGTTATCTTCGATGGCCTCTTCGGTCAGCGAGAAACCCAGTGCGATGGTTTCGTGGTTGTATCGAGCAGTCCAAGCTTCCTGACCGTTGTCGTACGCGATTGCAGAACCTTCGTTCTTAACCGGTGCGGCAGAAAAGCCAGACAGTTTGGTTTCTTCTTCGAACGAACGCTCGGAAGTCTCGGTTTCGTAGATTTCCTTGTGCTCTTCGCCGTAGCGAGCGTACTCCATGCCGAACAATGCGTTCAGGCCGGGGAGCAGCTCTTTCAGTAGTTGTGCGCGTGAAATAGCCATTTATGTGCTCCTTATACGCTGGCTTGACCAGTCGGGTTGAGATACGAGTGGCCGCCGTTTACAGTTACCGTGGTGGTATAAACGAGCGGGCTACCGGCAGCGGTTGTAGTCGCTGTTGGGTACGGAGCATTCCACTTAACAATCACTTCGCTGTAGTTGCCGCTAGAGTTGATAGTCTCAGGAACGAGATCAACGACACGCAATGGCAACGACTGGTCAGTGTTCGAGCCAGAATCGTAAGCACCGATATTCGAGTTGCCCGAAATAGTGGTGTTCGATGCAGGCTGCGAAATAGCAAGGTTGTCGCCCAGAATCGCGCCCGAGATCGGGGTGATTGTGGTCGAAGTAGCGCCGCCAGTGACAGCAACTTTGAACAGTTGATCAGGATCATCTGCAACATAAGCCACGATGTCAGAAGCAACCGTATTAGCTGGGTAGAAGTTGGCGAACAACTTCTGACCCGTAGCTGGGCTGGTGTAACTGCAACCAAGGAATACACCTACGACACCCGTTGCCGTGACAGTCGTGGTGCCTGCTTCTTTGACAATAGTAGCACCCGAAATACGAACGATGTCGCCGTTGTAAATCGAAGTGTTGTAGTTGCTTGCAATCGGGAGTTCACGAGTCTGACCCGCGAACACCTGACCACCGATCAAATTGATCGGCTTTAGCCCGTAAGGGGCCGATACAGTCGGAAAAGCCATGTTTAGCTCCAAAAAGTTTAGATTAACTTCCCTTCCCGAACGAACTTGAAGATTTCCGCTCATTAAATAGCGGCATCCGTGGATCGTTCTGGCGCATCAGGCTGTTATCTACAGAATCCATTTGTCCTTCGGACTGTTTCTGATAGTAGCCATTACGCTGATCTACCAGCTCCTGCGGAGTCTTGCAGAGTAATAACCCGCCGACCTCGATATTGTCCTTAAAGCGACTATCGGGATCGACTAGCAGTTGGAACTTCGGTTGCTCCTCGAGCTTCACTGGCTCCCAGCCTTCCCGTAGTTTGGCGGAAATGTTGCGGGGGTCTGCCTTGTTCAACATCGAGACGCGAATCCATCTATACGCAAAGCCGGGTTGCTTATCTGGTTCTGGCAGAAGCTCCGGCGGCGTCCACTGCTTAGGACGCTGCGCTTCGTTACGACTATCAATACTGCGTGGTGTGCGGTTCTCAGCCATTTCTACCCTCCAGTTTCATCATTTCCTGTACGTATTTCTCCAGTGGCACGTTCAATCTTTTTGCGGTATTGACTGCCGTTTGCGAGACCTTGACCTTTTTGGAGCCAGTGCTTCGCGTAGCCGGAGCTACTACAGGAGCGGGTTTCTCGCGCTGGGGTTTTGGTTCCTGCGCAGGTGCTGGTTCCCGATCCGCAAAGTTCTCTGGGAATCGACGACGCATTGTTTCGTCAACCTTGGTCCAGTATTCGTCCGTGGACGGATATGACGCCCCGTACTGATTGACTAGCTTTTGGTGCAAGCCCAGAGCCAAGCTAGTCATTTCCTCGTCCTTACCGAACCATTGATTGCGTTCTTGCCACGCAACTGCCCTCTGGTCAGGAGGAGGTACTGAATTGGCAACAGGTTTTACATCACTTTCTTCCTGTTGTCTAGACGGAACAAAATCTTCCACCTTCTGAAGCTTGAACTGCGCCTTGCTCAAACGCTCTTGCGCTTCAAGCAACTGATCAGCATCACCAAGATCGTAGGCTTCTTTGTAAGCCCTCTTGGCCGCGCTCATCTCCAGCTCTGCCGCGTTCTTCGCAGTTTCTACAAACACCTGCTCGCCAGCCGTCAAGCGGCTTTTCAGAGCATTGTTCTCTTCTACCAACCGTTTGGCGTAGGCCAAGGCTTCCTGCTGTTCACGAAGAACACGCTCCTTCTCCCGGCGTTCATCGTGCCAGACCTTCTTCATCTGCTTGAGTCGAGTCTTGACGTTCTCGGAATACTCCTCCAGCTCGTCTTCCTCAAGCTCCTGCACAATCTCCTTCGGCATCGGCTCACGGCCACGATCTTCGGGCGGTGTGTCGTCTTCAATCTCGAACTCGAACTTCTCTTCAGCCTCGGGTTTGCCCTTGGCCTCTAGTTCGTCCGGGAACTGAAATTCGTCTTTATCCATCTATGTTTCTCCTTTGTTAAGCGCGGGAAATGCCACGCGGGTCTTGCACTACCGCCTCAACACAGTCGTCGTTGATGAGTCGGAACTCACGACCGTGAATCTTCAGCCGAGTGCCAGTGTTCGGACGGGCGAGAATAAAATCCCCTTCCTTGCACCACGGACCATTCGGGAACCGCTTGTCGTCTTTGTAGCAATCGGGACCCAGCTTGATGACAAAAAAGACTGTTGCCAGTACCTGCTCCTCATGTTTGGTGACATCTGATTTCAGGAGGCCGTTGTCAAATTTGTCTTCTACTTCCGGCAACGCTACGAGGATGTGATACCCCGTTGGCTCCGGCAGTTGTTTTGCTTTCTCCTCTGCTGTTTCTGGCAGCGTTGAAGTTTCGCCATCTTGGCTGGCGATTAGTAGTTCACTCATCCGAATACTCCATGTTTTTTGCAAGGTCTAAAATAAATCCCTCTGTCAACGATAGACCTCGGATCTCGCCACAGAGTTTTTGGTACTCGGCATAGTCTTTGGCCGCATTGTTGGATACGGCCTCGACTACTTGGTCACGCTTTTCTCGCACTTGTTTGAGCAGCACTTCTAGCGTCTTGTCCATCAATTACTCCTTGTTTGTAGGCGCAGGGCGTTGTGCGGCCCGCAGATTTTCGGCATTTTGCATACCCAGCTTGACGCCTTCGAGTTGCATCTTTGCCTCCAACTCGTTTCGCGCAAGCGTAGTCTTTGCACTCACTTGCAGACCAGCGGCCTCTTGTTGTCCTGCAATTCGCGCTTTTTCTAACTCCAACCGCTGAGCTTCCATCGCAGCATCGACTTGGAGTTTTTGCTCCTTGATGCCAACTTCGCGCTCTTTGAGTTCGAGCTCTTTCTGTTGCATCTGAACAATCGGATCCTGCGCAGCTTGTTGCGCTTGCTGTTGTGCAGCTTCTGCTTGATCCTTTTGCAACAACTTCGATGCCGCCGCAGCCATCATGCGCGACACTTCCACCTCCATCTCTTGCGGCAGTTCCTTATCCATGTCTGGCAACGGAACACCCAACTGCTTCTCGATCTCGATGCGGTACTGGAAGGCTACGTGCTCGTTGATGTGAGCCATAGCTGCTGCCATGATGATGTTTGCCTGCGGGTTCTGACCAATAATCGCGGCCATCTTTGGATCGTCCATCGCCGCTTTGTGAACGGCGATATGTGCTTCATGATCCTGATAGATGAACGCCTTCACCGGCTTGCCGTTGATGATGTTCATGTTCTCCGTAACCGGGTCTCTCGGCTTGATATCTTCCGCGCTTGGGACCAGCTTGCCGACGTTCTTGATGCCTAGCACTTCCAGCATCTGACGGTTCAACTCCACCATGTCGTAAATCTGTGGGTTCTGCTGCGCCATCTGCATCACTGCTTGGTACTGAACCACCTTCTGCGCCATCGTGGCCGAGTTAGGATCAGATACCGGGATAACATCCACGTCGTCGTAGTCCGACTTCTTCGCGCGCGGCGTACCCTCGACCGGCACATAGTCGTACTCGTCAGGGGTGTAGTCACGGATGATGTCCTTCAGCAGTTTTAGTTCTTGCTTCATCGCGTAGTGGATACGCGCTTGCACTGCCGACATCACTTTGAGCGTGCGCTCGAGGATTGCCAGTGTTGTGCCGACCGGAGAGTTGGCCGACATATCCGCGATCTTGAGGTCTGCCGCCGCAGCAAATCGGCGACCTTCCTCAACGATCTGATTCATCAATCCAAGAAGAACTTGGCTCGGCTCTTTATACGGAAGTGGGAGGATGTTGTCGCGGATCGTGCCGGCGGCGACATCCACATCTCTGAACTCGCCGGGTGCAATTGGAGTGTCATCTCCCTTGACCCGCATTCCCTTAGTCTTAAGACCGCCCGGAAGGTTCGATAAAGTGCCAGCATCAACAAGCTGCCGAATAATAGAAGTACCAGACTTAGCAAAAGCACCGATAAGGTGAATAAGGCCGAAGGCATAGAATCCAAAGCCGGGTATATACGGGTAGTGAACAAAGTGGCTCCTCTTCTGATAGTTCTCGTCTTCTGGACGCCAGTTCCGCCTAATAGACAAAATCTCTTGTGAAGTTTTTTCGATAGTTACAATGTATGGCAGACCGATCTCGGTATCATCGCCATCATCGTCTTTATCTTCAAAGCCCGGCAGGTCTAGATAAACCTGTATCTCCAGCAGCTTGTATCTATCGTCCGCAGTTGCACGGAAGCCCATCTTCTCGGCGATACGCTTCTCGATATCGTCCAGCACATTCTCTGGCTCTGGCAGATCGATGTCCCGATAGAAGCCAGCCACCATCAGTCGGCGCAATTCATTCTTGGTCTTGCGCATCACGTGCGTCACACGTGGGCTCGACTCTAGATTGCTCGCGCCATACGGCACCACTACGTCTTCAGCCGGTACGAATACCGATACCTGTCGGCCTAGTGATGGATCGAAGTAAACCTTCTTGAATGCGTTGCCAGCGAGACCCAAGCCCCACAACATACGCTCGTGCTCTGGCCGGTATTCGGTCATCACTTCCGTGAGCTGGAAGTTCATATCGTCCCGGACGCGCTCCGCAGCATCCTTCTTCTCCGGAGTTTCCTTGCCGATGATCTTCGTCCTCACCGGCCCCGAGGCTGGAAACGTTTCCATAATCGTTTCCGCCTGAAACTTAACAAGTGCTTCAGATAGCAACGGATGGTAGACGCCACACGCGCCTTCCCACGGCTCTGACCGCTCCTCGATCTTCATGCCCAGCAACTCAAGCCCGTCTACATACGTCTGCATCCAGTCCTTGCGGGAGTCCACATCTTCCTGCACGTCGGCCAGAAGGTCTGATGCCAGCGTTTGCAAGTCATCTTCGGACATCACTTCCGCCAAATTGGCGCTAAATTCGTCCGGGATTTCAACCTTCTCGATATCTATCTCAAGACCGCCGATGCCGATATGCACAGCCTCCGGGTCTTCAATCTCAATCTCTATCGGCTCTGCGTCGAGGACATCATCCTGCATCCCGCCCGGTAGTTGGTACAGTGCCTTGTCAAAATTTGTCGCCATGATCAATCCTCATAAAATCCGTAAGCCCAGCACACAGCCGAGATACGAATACCTTTAGTTACGGGGGCG